CTGAAAAATATAAACCAGTTTCAACAGAATATCTTTCATCTTTACCAAAAATAAAGAATATTGAAAGTATGGAACAAGCATTGAAAGCGACAAATCCAAATGGATATAAAAATAATTGTCAGCGTTGCGTTCCAGCTTATGAAATGCGGCGAAGAGGATATGCAGTAGTTGCACTTAGCTCACCTGAAAATCCATTTGATGATAATATTGGACTTTATGATTACCAAAAGGTCTTTGTCGGGACCAATTGGATAACTTGTAAAGGTACAGGAAAAAAAGAGATTACAGAATTTTTGCAAAAATGTGGTGATGGAGCGAGAGTGGAAATCGCAATAGTTACGGATAAAGGAAGTCACATTTTCGCAGCTGAACAAATTGGAGAAAAGACTATATTTATAGATCCTCAAAAGAATTTGGTCAGTGTGGAAAATTATTTTGATATGAATTTACTTGATAAAACAAAATTTTGTAGAATTGATAATCTTGATTTTAGTACGTTGATAAAGGATTGTGTGAAAGGGGCGAGATAATATGAGCATTAATATAAAACAGGCTTATGAATATGCAAGGGATGTTTATGAGGGTTTTATTATTACAAGTTGTACCGAATTAAAAGATAGTTGGGTTTTTTTCGCCAATGCAAAAAATGATATAGCTTTTATCCCCCCATTAGAAATTATGAAATCAGGAAAAGATTTAGATTTTTGGGAAAAATATCACCAATTTAATAACTGCTTTGAAGCCGCAGAGTGGTTAAATCAAAATGGTAAGGATATATCAATAAAACAACTGGAAGAAATTTAATGTCAACCGCCCTGAGTAATCAAGGCGGTTTTGTTATGCGTGAAAAGAGGTGAGAACAATGGAACTGAAAGACACGGTGCAGCTAATGCAGTCGGGTGACTACAAAGACCGATTTATAGCTGAATACAGACAGCTTGTGATTAGATTTAAAAAGCTTAGGAAGATGGTAGAGAATTGGAATAATCTTGATTTCCTGCCCGAATGTCCGAAAGCAGCTTATAAAGCTGCTTATAATATGCAACTCAAAGCAATGGCTGAGTATATCGCTGTACTTGAAGTAAGAGCCGCTATAGAGCATATATCTATTTAACAATCGAACTAATTAAAGACTAAGCACCGATTAGGCAATGCCTTGAATCAGGTGCTTTTATTATGCACAAAAACACCGCAAAATTGTTAATATAAGCACTGTTTAAACACTCTTATGTGTAAAACAGTGCTGTTTTTATACCCAAATCTAAGAAAGCGAGGTAAACCAAATGGCAGACGAGAAGAAAACCCCCGAAGAGGAAAAAGCCGAAAACAAGCCGACAGAAGAGCAGGCAGAAACTCCAAAGGCAGACGAAAAAACGCCCGAAGAGAAGCCTACGGAAGCCGCTAAGAACGAGGAAAAGGCAGAGGGTGAAAACGTACCCGATGAACCCGAAAAGCCGCCCGAGAACCCCACAGAGAACGCTACAGAACCCGAAGCCGCACCGCCCGAGTTATCCGAAACAGATAAACTCAAAGAGGAAAACTTCCGATTGAAAACTCAGCTTGAAGCAATGAAAATCGGATTTATCCCCGATGTAATTGAGGACGCTGTTATTCTTGCGGAGAATATTGTTAAGCGTGACGGCAGCGATATTTCGGCGGCTTTACAGGCTGTGGCGAAGAAATATCCCGACTGGAAAGCCGACAGTAAAGGTAAGGCAAAGGGCGGTATTAAGGTCGGTGCGGACAGTTCCGGTCAGACTTCCGCAAATGATGATAAGATTGATAAGGCTTTTGGTCTTAAAAAGAAAGGTTGATGAATAATGCCAAATACAATTAATTATGCCGAAATTTGGAGCAACAAGCTCAGAGAGCTTTACGGTCAGGAACTCACCTGCGACCCACTCTATCATTCAAACACAGACATTCAGCTTAACGGTGGTAAGACTATCAAAATTCCGACTCTCACCGTCAGCGGTTATGTTGACCACACAAGAGCAAGCCTCGGCTTCACTCAGGGCAACTACGCAAACGCTTATGAAACAAAGACACTCGACCACGACCGTTCTATCGAGTTTGTTATTGACCCTATGGACTTTGACGAAACAGATACGGTTGTATCGCTTGCAAATGTTCAGAACCGCTTCGAGCGTACACAGGCTATCCCCGAGCTTGACTGCTATACATACTCGAAGCTTTTCTCCGAAGCAACAAGAGTAGGTGCGACTATCAAAACAGGTTCGCTCACCACGACAACTATCCTCAGCGACTTCGACAGCAATCTTGAAACATTTGAAAACAAGGGTGTGCCGCTTGACAGGCTGATTCTTTTCTGTACTCCGACCTATAAGAAGCTTCTTAAAAATGCAGAGGGCATTCAGAGAACACTCGACATCAGAGAGGGCGGTGGTATTGACAGACGTGTTCACAGTATTGATGATATTTCAAATATCGTTACGGTAATGCCCGACCGTTTTAAGACACTTTACGACTTCACAACAGGCTGTGCTGCGGCAAGCACGGCAAAACAGATGAATTACATGCTTATCGACCCCGAGTGTCAGGTGTCGAGAGTGAAGTACAGTTACATTCACCTTTTTGCCCCCGGTTCGGATTCGAGAACATCGGATAACTACCTCTACCAGAACCGCCGCTACAATGGTACTTTTGCAATTGACCATTTGATGAAGGACGGCTGCATTATCCACAGAGATTCGTAAGGAGGAACAGAATATGAAAGCAATTAAGGGAAACAAGGTTTACACCGTTGACGAAACTTCAAAGAAATCGTATCTTTCTCAGGGTTACGATATCATAGACGACAGCGGCGACATCATCGAGCATTCGCCCGTGTCTACCGTGCCTTATTCGGAGTATGCTAAGGTTATCGCAGAGAATGAAGTATTGCAGTCACAGCTTGCGGCGGCTTCATCAAGCCGTAAGAAATAAGGTGAGATTGTATGTACAAACCTTATCTGAGCGAAGAGGAATATTTAAACAATGGCGGCTTGATAGAGGAGAATATTGAAAAATATCTTATATCTGCAAGCCGTCATATTGACAGTTTGACTTTTAACAGAATAGTCGCAAAGGGTTTTGAAAATCTCACGGAATTTCAGCAGGAAACTATAAAAACCGTGTGCTTTGATATGGCGAATTTCGAGTGCGAAAACGAGGATTTAATCAACAGTGTTTTACAGAGTTATTCGATTAACGGTGTATCAATGCAGTTTGGGTCAAGCTGGAATATTGCCGTTGTGAACGGTGTTGCGATTCGCAGAGATACTTACAATTTGCTTATGCAAACGGGGTTGTGCTATAGAGGGGTTAGATAGTATGAAATATCCTTGCTTGGTGTTGAAATCGGTATGCAAAACTCCGATAAAGGTAACTGTTTTTAAAGAGGGTATTTCCGAGGACGGAGAGCCGCTCACGGACGTTGTTCTTAATCTGATGTGTAATTATCAGGATAAGGCGAAAACCGTTATAACAGCTGATAAAACGATTGTAACGCTATCCGCACAGGCTTATTTTGTCGGGGATATTGCTTCCGATTTACCTACACTGTCAAACGGTGAAGTCGAGGTTTACGGAGTGAAAAGACGTATCTTTCAGGGCGAAAAAGCACGTAATCCCGACGGCACTGTCAATTATACAAGATTGGATTTGATATAATGCAGGTATCATCAAGAATTACAATAGATACTGTTGCGGTGAATCAGCTTTGTGACCTTGCAAAAGAAGCACTTGTACAAACAGCGGAAGCGTTGCATACGGAGGTAGTACAGTCGGAGGTTATGCCCAGAGATATGGGAACATTGCAGAATGAAAGTACTTTTGTTGATAAAAGTCAGGTTGATATAGGAAGAGTTTCTATTGTTTCAAGTACACCTTATGCAAGGCGATTGTATTTTCACCCCGAATATAATTTTCATCGTGGTATTTGGTTTGACGAATACGGTGACAGTCACGGCGGCAATCTCTATGCAGGCGGCGAATGGTTCAAACCGTGGATTGACGGCGATTACAAAGACTTCTGCCCCAAAACATTCAAGAAACTTTACAAAAGACTTCTTCGAGGTGTTCAAAATTGATTTACCTATCAAATGTGCGAGATTGGCTAAAAACGCTAATCTCCGCAGACTTTTACTATATCGGCAAGCTTGATTCTAAGAATGATAAGTCAATCGGTGTGTATCAGAGAAAGAACCCTGCGCCGCCGATAAAAGCTATCGGTCAGCCGTCAAGCTATGAAATAAAGCCGATATCTGTTTTAATACATTGGAATAAAAACGCAGATGAAACGGAGAAAACCGCCTATGAGCTTTACAAACAGCTTACGGCGGTTTCTTCATTGAATTTAAACAATACGCACGTTCAGTTTATAAATCTTTTGCAGTCCGAACCCGTGGACGTTGGCACGGACGATAACGGAGTTTACGAGCGTGTGATTGAATTTGATATTTATTACGAAAGGACGGTTTAATTATGCCTAACACTACAACAACAGGTGTATACCCTTGCTATGAAAATCAGTTCAAAATCGGAGCTGTGGGAGCTTCGACAAAAAACACCATAGCCGACTGTACGACATTTTCGGTATCGTTCAATGACGGTGTTGAGGAATGGTCGCCGTTTGACCAGCAGGGTTGGACACGCAGACTTAAAACAGCAAAATCAATTTCGATTTCGGTAACTGCGAAGAGAAATGTCGGCGACGCAGGCAATGATTTTGTAGCAGGTCTTGCATTCAAAAACGGCAGAGAAGCCGAAGCGGATTTCGACTGGACTTTCCCCGACGGAACTGTTGTAAGCTTTTCGGATGCTGTTGTAAACGTTACCGCACTCGGTTCGGGAGATTCCACAGCCGTCGCACCGCTTGAATTTGAAGTACTTTCAAACGGCAAACCAACAGTAGCATAAAAGGAGATATTTAAAATGGCAAAGATTATTGATATTACAGAAAAGCTCAGTCTTGAAAAGCCGCAGATTAAAATCAGAGATGTAATTTTAACGGTGAATGACGAAGCAATGACAATGCTTGAAATAATGCCGCTTCTTGACGGTAAAATGGACGCTGAATCAATTAACCGTATCTGCAAAACAATTTTCTCCGAAGAGGATTTTGAGAAAATCAAGGCTCTTAAATTGAACGTAAAGGACTTTAAAACCCTCTTTGAAATTACAATGTCGCTTGTTTCGGGAGATTCCGAGGGGGAAACGGCGACCCCTGCTACGACATAATCGAAGACTTTGATTTGATTGTATCATCGTTTTTATCGGAGTATGGGGTAAGAATTTATTCGGAGGATTTTAAAAAGATGAAGTGGGACGAATTTTGTGCTTTACTTTCGGGTTTGAGTGCAGATTCGCCCCTCGGTCGTATTGTTCGGATAAGAGCCGAGAACGACCCGAAAATACTTGAAAAATTTACTCCGCACCAAAGAAAAATCCGAAGCGAGTGGAGAAACAGAACGGCTTTGAAAGTATCGGAAAAAAGCCGTGATAATATTTTAGAGGAATTGAAGAATTTCTTTATTTCAATTGCGGGAGGTGTGAAGAATGGCGAACAGTAATGCGACAAGCGTCGGTGCGGTGTCGTTTGATTTGGGGTTGAACACAAACGGACTTACTCAGGCTATCAACGAAGCGGCGAGAAATGCAAGTACTCAGTTATCCGAAGCGTTCCGAACAGCTTTGACAGGCTGCGAGAACAGTATAAACAGTATCGGAAACAGTCTTACTCAGATGACAAGCGGATTTCAGAATAACGTAAATCAGATGTCACAAAATATGACCGACACTTTCAGAAATGCGTCAACTCAAATTGCAAGCGATATGCAAAACAATATGGCTCAGATGTCGCAGAATATGACGGATACTTTCAGAAATACATCTGCTCAGATTGCAGGCGATGTTCAAAACAGTATGTCGCAGATGTCACAGAATATGACGGATTCTATCCGTGACAGTTCTTCACAGCTTACGCAGGGTTTAAGTGCAAATGCCGGAAGCTTGTCGCAGCACCTCGGAAATGCAGCCGGACAGGTAGAAGAGCTTGGAAACGAAGCTCGTAATACGGCTAAGTCTATCGGTTCGACGCTTGGTTCTGCCGTGAAAAAATTAGGTACGCTTATTATAAGTGTTTTTGCCGTGAAACAGGTAGTTTCATTTAGTAAGGCTTGCGTTGAAGCGGCGGCTGAGGTTAAAGCTTTGAATGCTCAGCTTGAACAGACTTTCGGAACTCTTGAAAACGAAGCGAGAAACGCTATTCAAAAAGTTGCAAACGAAAGCGGTATTCTGGAAACACGCTTGCAGAGTACAGGCACGCAGATTTATGCATTTGCAAAGGCAAGCGGTATGGATTCCGTGAACGCTTTGAATATGATGCAGGAAGCCTTACAAGTAACCGCAGACAGTGCCGCATACTATGACCGTTCAATCGAAGATACAGCGGAAAGTCTGAGGTCGTTTTTAAAAGGCAATTATGCAAACGATGCAGCTCTGGGTATATCGTGTACTGAAACTACAAGAAATGCGGCGGCGAATAAGCTTTACGGTAAATCCTTTATGGAATTGTCGGAAGCTCAGAAACAGCTGACACTTTTACAAATGGTTAAAGACGCTAATGCTCTTTCCGGAGCTATGGGTCAAGCCGCACGAGAAGCTGACGGTTGGGAGAACGTAACAGGCAATTTAAAAGAAGCTTGGAAACAGTTTAAAGCCGTAATCGGAAAGCCGCTTTTACAGTCGCTTATTCCGATTGTAAAGGGAATTACATCTGCTATTCAAACCTTGACATCGGCGGCAAGTGAAGCGACAAAGGTACTTGCCGATTTGTTCGGTTGGGATTTGAGCGAAGCAGAGAACACAGGCGGAGCGATTTCAGATATTGCGGCAGATACAGCGGAGGACGTTTCCGAAGCGGAAGAAGAGGCTCAAGAAGATATAGAAGACACTGTGAAGGCACAGAAAAAAGCACAAGGTCAGCTTGCCGGCTTTGATAATTTGAATGTTCTGTCAATGCCCGATGAGGATAATGATAGTGACAATAGCAAAGATGATAACAAAGAAGTCGAAAAAAATGACGATATTGACGATATTGCCGAAAGTGCGGAGCTTGCGAAAAGCAGTGTTGATGATTTAAATCAGAGTGTTAGTTCCGTGAAATTTGACGTTATTAAAAAGCAATTGCAAGA